GCTCCGGTGTCACCTTTTTCGCCGGGCTCGCCCTTTTCGCCAGCTGCTCCCGGTTCGCCGGTGTCGCCCTTGTCCCCTTTGAGAGATGCCAGCCACGCCTGCTCCGTGCCGGGATACCCGTTGTCTACGGCGATCTCATAGGCGGATTTTCCGTCTACGCCGTCCTTGCCGTCATGGAGGGATGCGATCTTCTTGTCGATGGCGTCCAGTAGCTGTGCATACAAGTCCGGCGTGGGCGGGATCGGTGTTTCGCCGTCTCCCCGAAAACCGGAACGCTTGATGCCGATGCCGAGGGGAACGGTCGTTGCACGGACAGAGCCGTCCGCCGCATAGCCGAACACGCTGACGCTGACACAGCCGGTCTGCAGCTCCGCCGGGAGCAAGCAGCGGCAGACGTTGTCCGTGCCTAGATGCACGTTATAGGTCTTTTCGCCCTGTGCGAACTGTGCCGTTTTGTCCATCTGTTCCCAGTCCGGAGAGAACAGAAAGCACATATCCACGAAACAGATCTGCTGATCGGCGATCGTCTGACGGTTTATCAGTTCCATTTTCTGCCCATAGATGCAAAATTTCAGCATTTTTTCACCTCGTATAATAGATTTTAGGGTAGTTTCAAGAGCCCCCCAATGAACCTCTGCCACGCTCAGTTGAGAAAGGCAGCATTGAAATCGGAATGAGCGTAGCGAATGGAGATTTCAATGCTGCGGCGGAGTTCCGCCGGGTTTAATTAAACAATCAACAGACATTCACATACCCATGATAAAATAGCTGTGATCAGCAGGAACAAGTTCTGTTTCACCTCAGTTGAGCCGCATGGCTGCTTCCGTAGTGAGTCTGTTCCCCAGAGCTGTGAGTTAGCTGCTTACACGTAGGCTGTTTATCCGGGATGTGTTCCATCCGTTTTTACAGGCAGTACGGATTATCGCATCGGAGCGCCCTGGAATGTATTCTGATAAGCGAGGTTGATGATGCCACAGTATCATGGGTAGCTGAATGCCTGTTGATCGCAAATCCCATTGAAGGGAGGTGGAAATGTGAATCAAGACAAACTTTATGTTGGCATTGATGTCAGCAGCAAGAATAACGTCTGCTATCTCATGTATTCCGACGGCAGTAAACATAGTTCGTTTTCTGTGCCGAACAATAGGAATGGTGCAAAAATAATTGTTGACAGAGTAACCTCTGTGCTTCTCTTGCAGGATATTCCACAGGTTGTGATCGGTATGGAAGCGACTTCCGTTTACGGCGACAATCTCATGCGTTTTCTTCGTGAAAGCGGCAGTCTTGGACGATTTGAAAGAAGCCTGCATATGCTCAATCCTAAGCAGGTCAAGAAGTTCCGTGATGCCTATTCAGATCTTCCGAAAAACGATCATGTTGATTCCTACGTCATTGCTGACCACCTTCGCTTCGGCAGAATCAATAAGGAGGTCTACATGGACGATTACAAGTATCAGGCGCTCAAAATGTATACCAGAGCGCGTCACCAGCTCGTACAGGAACTGACACGGGAAAAGCAGCGTTTTCTGAACACTGTTTTCATAAGTTTTTCTGGACTGACACAGGAGAAAATCTTCTCCAACAAATTCGGCGCAACGTCAATGGCTCTGATCGAGGAGTTTTCTTCGCTCGATGAATTGGCATATATGAGTACCGATGAGCTTGTGGATTATATTCGTAAAAAAAGCAAAAACCATTTTGAGAATCCAGAAGAAATTGCAGAAGCAGTTCAGCGTGCTGCGAAAAATTCTTACCGTCCGCCGCAGGTCATTGCAGATGCCGCCAAGCAGATGCTCGCCATATCTATGAACACCATCCGTTTGCTTCAAAAACAGATCAAGGAGTATGACAAAGCGATTGAAAAGATGCTGGAAGCATTCCCACAGACACTGACCTCGGTCAAAGGCATTGGCAATATTTATGCCGCCGGAATCATTGCTGAGATCGGTGATATTAACCGTTTCCCCAGTCAGGCAAGCCTTGCGAAATATGCCGGTCTTGTCTGGACTCAGCATCAGTCCAGTGACTTTGAAGCTGAGGACAAGCGCATGATCCAAGGCGGTAACCATCATCTGAAATACTATTTGTGCGAAGCTGCAAACGCTCTGAGAAGATGCGACTCGGAGTTCAAGCGCTTCTACGCCCTCAAATACAAAGAGGCTAATAAGCACAATCACAAACGCGCACTCGCTCTCACTGCCAGAAAGTTGGTCAGGTTAGTCTATACACTGCTGAAGACTAACCGCCTGTATATCCCGCCGGAGGAGTATTGATCCGGCACCTCCAGCCCGTCGAAAAAAATTTTTCGGCGCAGGCTTTAGTAGGAGATATCCTTTTTGTCTCTTCTTAGGCAGAATGTATGGATTTCTTCCTTGTTTTTCTACTTTTTGCCTATTGACATTTTACCGTAGGACTCTCTGTTATTCAGCACTCCACTTTCCGCTGATGTTCCGCACATAGGTTCCGTCAGAGCAAATCACCTTTTTCAGGAAGGTGTCCGGATCTGTTCCAGTCACGTCCCACGAATCCGTCAGGGATGGAGTTGTTGTATTCGTTTGTTTCTCTACAGCATTCCACTGTGCCTTCGTACCGGCATAAACCAGATTTTCGATTGCCGTTCCGTAAAACGCCTGCAAACTGATGGTAGATACCGAAACCGGAACGGAAAGTGCTGCAATACCTGTGCCGGAAAATGTACGGCTGTTGAGCTTGGTCAGAACAGGCGGCAGGGAAATTCCGGAAAGCTTGCTGCAATCTGCAAATGCGTATGTGCCGATCTCTGAAACCGTCTGTGCAATCAGAACGGAGGTCACGTTGGGCAGCCCATGGAAGAAATGATCTCCGATTTTCGTGATGCCGTCGTCCACAATGATTTTTGTGATACTGTCCGCCGTTCCGTTCTTCGCCCATACGCTGGTTTCGTTCTGGTCATCTGCTGCACCGCTGCCGGAGATACGCAGCAGACCGTTGGTATACAGGGTGTACGCTGCATTTTCGCCGCACGTTCCGGAATCCAGCACTTTGACATCCAGAGCATCCATTTTCTTTTCCAGAGCGTCCATCCGGCTTTCCAGTGCCGCCATCTGTTCCTGCAGTACGGTAACGCCGCACTTCCCCAGAATGCACTTGCAGTAGCCGCAGAGGGCTTCGTCGTTCCTACAGTCCGTCACGTCGCCGCTGAGGATAGACGCTGCACCGGGACGCAGACGCACGGTGCAGATCGTCAGATATGTCCTGCTCTCCGTGTTGGAAAATTTCGGCGGTCTGGGACTGCCGGAGCAGGTGCCGGCAAGTACTTCAAATCCGCAGTCCCGCACCGATTCGCTGGTATCACAGTAGACACCGACAGCAACGCACCGTCCCAGAGATTCGTCTACATATGCAGAGAGATCCAGCTTTTCGCTGGTCATTGTCTGTGCGTAATGCCCATTGATCCATGCCTTGCCGCTGCCGATGGTCAGCAACAGACCGTCGCTCTCAGATACAGACGGGGCAAAGCATTCGCCCACAGTATCCTGCACGCCGTTGCAGATCATACTGGACAGATAGCTTGTGAAATGCTCTGCGTTATAGAGCCTGTCCTCTCCTTTGCTGTTGAAAAAACCACATTCCATTTTGATGCACCTCATTCCTGTACGACAGGTGTCAGCCCGTAGCCTTCACTGTCAAAGCTTTCGATCATGCCCACCAGCCGCACCCGTGGGATCTGTATGCCGTATCCGGTGTGCTGCATGGTGACAAAATCGCCGACCTGATAATCTTTTCCATAGACAAACTGGTGGCTCTCTGTCACAATGGTTGCCTCACTGGACAACACGGGAGCGACCAGATTCTCTGTGCCGCGTTCCCGCAGCATCTCTTTATACTCCGAATCGGAAACCACAGTTTCGCTGCCGTCGTCGTTCCGGATCGTCTGCGACAAGTCGCTTGCATTGACATAGATCTCATAGCGTGACAGCCCCGTCGGCGTTTTCTCTCCGGAATAGCAGGCAGCGGACTGCCGCCGGATTCCTTCCCCTTCGCCGTAGATATAGGCATAGTTCCGGTATTCGGAATAGTCTGAATTATAAATGTACGTCAGCAGATTGTCATAGGCATCGGAAAACACCACCGGCATATTTTCCCGCTGCATGATGCTGCGGTCTGTCCCCTGAGACAGTTCCAGAAACATGGCGTACTTGCCGGTATCGACTTCACGCAGCCGGATGTTGGCTGTGCCGCCAATGTTCCGGCACACGGTATAGATCCAGTCCATGAGGTTCTCATAGCTGACCTGCAAGACGTTCTTGATTTCCCAGCAGTCCCCGGACACTGCACCGATCTTCAGCGACGGAATCCCACGCTCTGCCGCTGTCCACGGGGTGATGCAGTTTTTCTGGACGGCGGTCTGCACGATCTCGCCGTATGTGCGGTATGCCGTAAACGACAGCGTAGGCGTGATGATGCGGCGGCTGAGCAGGCACATGAGAAACCGTCCGGAGATCGTCAGATAGTCGCCGTTCTCCGCATCTGTCCGCAGATACACGCCCTCAATGATGCCGTAGTGCTGCTTGTCGTCACTTCTGCCCACAATGTTCCCACGCCGGAACAGGGCGATGGTGTCCGCATTGGCGGAAACGTACACCTCAAACTTTCCCGGTGAAAAATACTCCACGTCCCAGATCAGACTGGAAAACGTGTCGCATATGCCGGTGAGCGTTACGCCCAGACCGTTTTCCGCACTGGCGGTCTGAAAAATTTCCAGATACACTGTCACACCCCCAGATAGGCATCTGTATGCCGAAATGTCACGATCAGATATTTCAGCCCTTTCATTGCCGTGAGATAAAAATGGGATTCCCCTGTGGGAAGCTCCAGCCAGTCAGAACCAGACACCCACCGGTACATGATCGGCGTGGAAACACCGTTTCTTGTCAGCGTCACCGTGCGGTGTCCGTGTCTAGTGGTAATGGTGATCTTGTCGCCCTCCAGAATATCTCCGGTGACCCGGAGATAGGCTCCGGTGTCGGCGTTATAGATCGTCGGCGTTCCCACGATGCCGCCTTTGGCTTCCAGCGTGATCTCCATGCCGATGGTGTCGCCGTTGTTCTGTATGGTGATGCTGTTGTCGGTCCGATACACGCCCAGCGGCACACCGGGCTTTTCTGCAATGGCAAACGGAAACTTAAAACCGCTGACGATACTGCCGTGCTGCACAATGGTGTCCTGTGTACTGTAGAAGTATACGTCCGGACAGAGGATGCTGATCTGACCGGATACCGGCATATCAAACCGGGACGGCTCACAGGTTTCCACAACACCCTCTGTATAGACATCGATGTTGGATGTCCGGTAATACACCTTGATGTATTCCGACGGCTTTGCCACACGATACAGCCTGTGCCGCCGTTTCTCCACGCCGACACCACGCATTTCAAAGGAAATGACGATATTCCGCTTTTCCAGAAACGCCCGGTTCAGCTGGCTGCCGTTCATGGTGGCATAGGTCGCCGTGCTGATTGTCGCACTGGGCGGGTCCAGTCCGGTGACTTTTGACATCATATAACGGTTTGCCGTTGTGCTCATGTCCAGCTGCTCTCCGGCGGCGTTTTCCAGAATCAAATGGTATTTCATTATGGCTCACCTCACCGGTTCAGTGCGTTGTTGGTCTGCCGATAGATCTCCAAACGGGACAGTGCCTTGGGGCTGTTGTTGGTCTGGTTTACCGTTCGGCTGTTGTCGGTCTTATAGTAGTTGTTGACGACAGCGGCATTTTTCCGGACGGCTGCCGTCATGGGGTTCTGCTGCATTCGGTATGCTGCACCGGACGTCATGCCGTTCAGGCTTTCTACCGCAGTATTCCGCAGCTTGTCTGCCATGCTGCGGACAGACTTCACAGCGGACAGGGTGGAATCCTCAATGCCGATCGCAATGCCGGCAGGCAGGAACTTGCCGACCTCGTCACGCATCACCTTGGACGGCGACGCAATGCCGAAAAAGTCTTTCAGTCCGCCCAGTACACTGTCGCCGAACCCGGAGATCTTGTCCCCGATCCAGCCCACCATGTCACTGATACCGTTCCACAAGCCTTCCACCAGATCTCGTCCTACGTCCAGCATCATGCCCGGCAGTTCCTTGATGTGATCCCAGATCGCACTGACAATGTCCGCTGCGGCAGAACCGATAGAGCCGAGGGAATTGCGGATGCCGTTGACAATGGAATCCCGTACTTCCAGCATCTTGCCGGGCAGCTTGCCCAGCAGTTCGCCCAGTGCCTCCATGATCTTCCCGAACAGTTCCCTTGACTTTTTCAGCAGCTTCGGAACAGCGTCTACCACAGCATTCAGAATCGCACTGATGATCTGCGGCAGTGCATTGCCCAGAGCCACCAGAATTTCCGGAATCGCATCCACCAGAGCCATCAGCAGCTGAATGGCTGCGTCCAGAATGGTATCGATGTTGTTCGTGAAAAAGTCCACCAGCGTGGTGATGATGACCGGAATTGCAGCCACCAGTGCGTCAATGATCGCCGGCAGTGCGTCCACGATCGCCATGAGCAGTGTGATCGCCGCCTGCAGCAGTACCGGAACCGACGCTTGCAGGCAGTTCGTGATCGCTGTGAGGATCTGCG